CCGGCGAAGTCACCGGAGGCTCCAGCGATGGCAGCGCCGACTTCCTGGCCGAGATGGACGCTGCGGCGGCCGGGGGTGCGCAATGACCGCACCGACCCGCATCTACCTGGTGAGCAACACCGCGGCCGATGTCAACGCCGACACCGGCAAGCCCCACGCGCGCCTGGTGCGCGCCCCGAACGCCGCGCAGGCGCTGCGGCACGTCGCGGCCGACACGCTGCTGGTCGAGGTCGCCAGCCAGGACAAGCTGGTCGAGCTGGTGGCCGCTGGCGTCAAGGTCGAGACCAGCGGGCGTGCGGGCGAGCTGGCGCAGATGGCGCTGCTGTGAGCGCCGGCCGCGTGTCGCACTGGCGGCAAGACCGCACCAAGGCCGCACGCCAGGTCGAGCTCGCCCGCAGCTACGGCGTCGACCCGGCGCAGCTGGCGCTCAATCTGCAGGCCGACGCCGACACCGCCGATGCCGATGCAGAGGCCTGCGAGGCGGCCGAGGCATGAGCCGCAAGCGCTGCCACCGCCGCGTGTGGGTGCCGCAGCCACCGCGCGGCCTGCGGCCCAAGCTCAGCCGCGACCAGGTCACGGACCTGGCGCTGGCGCACATCGTCAACCTGGACGACATTGCCCGCGGCCAGGCCACCGCAGACACGCTCTGGCAGACCGTGGGCGGCGTGCTCACCTGGTCGCGCGTCGCCGCGCTGCGCGGCGAGCTGGTGGCCGAGATGACCGAGCAACTCGACGTCCTGACCAGCGTGGTGGAGCGCTACCGCCGCACCGGCCGCGTGGGCTTCAGCGGCACCGAGTACCAGCTGGCCAAGCGCGGCGTCCAGCTCATGGACGACCTGGCCGAGCGCGTGGACCGCGCCACCGCCACCGCGGCGGCAGATTGGGCTGAGGCGCGGGTCAACGCGTGGGCGGCGCAGTGCAGCGAGGTGGCGGTATGCGCGCCGCTTAGGTGGCATGTGACACCCAACGAAAAGGGTAACCGGCCTGCGCAGGCCGAAGGCCGTAGCGGGTCCGGTTGACCCGCCTGTTCGGCCTCACCTGGCCGAAGCGAGAGGACTGATGAACACTTACGACACCGACGACCGCCGCCTGAACGTGGGCACCTTTTGGGGCAACCTGCGCGCCGTGCTGCGCCGCTGGATGGACCGCGAGCGCGAGCTGGTGAGCCTGCGCAACGCCGTGGGCATGATGAGCGAGGCCCGCCGCGCCGACGCCGCCGAGTGGCACGACATGCGCGAACTGAACCGCGAGATGCGTGCCGACGCGCTGCGGCTGCGCTGGCTAGCCGACGACCACGCCGACCCGGAGACGTGCGAGCGCGTGCGCTCAATCTGTCAGAGCCTGCCGACGCGCAGCATCAGCGGCGTGCGCCTGGACATTGACGCGGCGATGCGCCCGTGAGGCCTAACGTTCGAGGTAACGCGCCCACAAGGGCCGAGGAGATGCACGATGAACAGCACTGAGCAGGCCGGCCCTTGTGGGTCGCCGTTGACCGAGGAGTTAGGCGCGTGGGTGCCGACTGCAGACACAGCACGCCTGCCACCGTTTGACGTGCCGGTGTGGGTGTACGAAGACGGCTACTGCTACATCGCGTGCCGAGCCGACGACAGTGACGGATGGTTGTGGGCAAAGTGCTACACGCTGCCGTACTTGGACAAGGCCGGGCGCTGGCAGACGGTGGACGCCGAGATTGACGACGAATACCTGCCGACGCTGTGGCAGCCGCTGCCGGAGCCGCCGCGCTACAACCAAGCCGCCCTAGACGCTGCCAAGCTCGAAGCCGCCGCGATGTTTGCGGACCTGCGGGTGGAGTGACACAAGCGCCTAACGACCAGTTAGGCCCTGGCTCCGAAGCGAAGTAGTGCAACCGTACTAGGACTAAACGACGTGGATAAGCAAAAACTGGAAGATGCGCGGCAGCTTGCGATGAGCATGACCTCGCACCCCGTGGCCTTCGGGACCATTGAACACACGGAGCGGGCCGGCGAGTTGCTGGGCTTGCTGTGGCAGGAAGTGCTGCGGCTTGAGCGCGACCTGAAGGACGCGCTGGAGCCGCAGAGCCCGAACACCGCTGACGGCCCCGTGGCGCTGGAGCTTTCTTGGGTGCCGCTGAACAAGCGCGACCTGAACTGGCACGCGCACGCGACCGTGCAACTGCGGTCCATGCACGCAGCACTGAACGCAGCCGAGAAGACCCCGCGCGACCCGCTGGAGATTGAGGAACTGTGGGACGAGGCGAACGAGCTGGCGACAGGCGAAGGCGCGGAACCGCACGAGTTGTTTGCGCGCCTGCTGGAGCGCGCGCACGGGATTGGAGTTGAGCATGGCTGACGGGAACATCACGGTGGAAGTGAGCACACAGGCGGCGCAGGCCGAGCTACAACGCCTGCGCGCCGACAACGCAGCCCTAAGACGCGAGGCGCACGCATGGTGGGAAGCCGCACGCAATGCGACCAAAGCCGAAACCGAGCGCTGCGCGCTGGTGGCCGCACTGCACAGCCAGTACCCCGTGACGACGGACTACGACAGGGGCTACGCGAAGGCGCGCGCGGATGCTGCGGCGGCGATTCGCTTGGGGCCTAACGTTCGAGGTAATGCGTGACACACGGCGCTGACCAAGCATGCAAAACGCGACACGGCAACCCGCCGTGTGGCATCGCCTTGACCGAGGAGTTAGGGCTCTTGTTGGAGTGGGACTTGTATGCCTGAGAAGGTGGTGATCGGAGGCGCGACACTTTGGCACGCCAACTGCCTGGAGGTGCTGCCAGGCTTGCCGAAGCACGACTTGCTGTGCACGGACCCGCCTTACGGGATTGGTGCAGGCGCGGCCAACTTTCGCAGCGGCACGCGGAAGAACGACCCAACGTACACCTACGGCGAGTGGGACGCTGAGCCGCCAAAGCGCTGGCTGCTGGACATGATGCTGGACCATGCAAGCGCGGCGATTGTGTGGGGCGGCAACTACTTTGGCTTGCCGGCTAGCCGCTGCTGGCTGGTGTGGGACAAGTGCACCGGCGACAACAGCTACGCCGACGCCGAACTGGCCTGGACGAACATTGACGCCACCGTGCGCGTGCTGAAGCACCCCTGGAGTGGCGCCAACGCGAAAGAGCGCGGCGAGGAAAGGCTGCACCCTACACAGAAGCCGCTGCGCGTGATGGGCTGGAGCCTTGAGCGCGTGGCTGGCGCCAGGACAGTGTTGGACCCGTTCATGGGCAGCGGCACGACTGGCGTTGCCTGCATGCAGCTAGGCCGCGAGTTCACTGGCATAGAGCGTGAACGCCGGTACTTTGACATAGCGTGCGAGCGGATACAGCGCGCACACGATCAGGGCGTGCTGCTGCCGCCAGAAACTGCTGGCACGCCACAACAGGCGGGGCTGGCGCTAGAGCCCTAACGCTACAGCTCACCTGCCGGCCGTAGGCCGGTCAGGTGCAGCGAGGGGTTAGGCGCGTGCCCCGATTCACGCGCCAATGGTGGAGAGCCACATGGGAACGAGAGCAGATTTCTACATCGGTCGCGGCCAGGATGCCGAGTGGCTGGGTTCGGTGGCCTGGGACGGCTACGAATGGGAAGCCGACGACAGCGACCTGATGCAAGCGAAGACGGCCGACGAGTTCCGCGCAGCGGTGGCCGCCATCGAGGCCGAGCGCGACGACTTCACCGCGCCCGCCGAGGGCTGGCCTTGGCCCTGGGACGACAGCAACACGACGGACTACGCCTACGTGTTCCACGACGGCGCGGTGACGATCCCGGACGGCCGCGTGGACTGGCTGCCCAACATGGCTGCCCGCAAGAACGTGCAGTGGGGCAGTAAGAAGGGCGGCATTCTGGTGGTGGGCGGATAAGCGCCTAACGCCCGAGTTCAGCCGCCCACGGAGGGCGCGCAGCGGCCGTAGTGGGTCGCGCTGGAACGAAGTGTTAGGCCTCAACCTACCCGAAGCGAGATAGTGCAACCGTACTAGGACTAAACGACGTGGATAAGCAAAAACTCGATGAAGCGCGGCAGTTGGCGCACAGCATGATTTCGCACCCGGTGGCCTACAGCACGATTGACCATGTGGAGAAGGCCGGCGACACGATAGTGGACATGCTGTCTGAACGCGTGGTGCTGGTGGCCCAGGTCAATGCCTTGCGGGCCGCGCTGGCGAAGGTGCTGGACGCTGGCAACCGTGAGGCGGCGGCCACCATGAGCTGGCAAAACGCCCGCGAGAACTTCAGCGACAGCAGCCACGAGCGCAAAGCACACGAGCGCGCCATGCTGGCCGCCAGCGAGGCCGAACGCGAGGCCCACGTACTGCTGGCAACGCTGAAGCGTATTGGGGCCTAACACCCCAGGTAACTTGCCCGCCACGCGCGGGCGGAAGGCGTGACATGGAAGCTGACAAGGTGGCGCCCACAGGCGCCGTGGCGGGTCAAGTTGAACGAGGGGTTGGGCCGCTTGCTGGGCCGAACCCGCGCCGCATGCTGCGCGCCGCGCGACTGTGCGAGGAACTTGGACACGGCGGCGACACGCTGGCGGCGTTGGAGCACATGAAACGCATGGAAACCGCGCTAAAGGTGCTGCACATATGGGCTGCATTCCCGCCGCTGGACGGGCGCCAAGTGCGCGAGCTTTGTGCCCGAGCGCTTAAAGCGGATGAAGCGGCCTAACGTGCTGGTGAGCCGACAAGGAGGCGCTGATGAGTGACCGAAGCGAGACGAAGCCGCCCGCCGACGAAGGTCGGCTCGACCGGCGTGTTAGGCGCGATGCGGAGACGGACGAGCGCCGGGAAGCGCAGCGCAAGCGGCTGGCCGAGCTGTTGCAAGGCCGCAAGCAGACGCCGCTGAAGTGGAACGAGTTTGGCAACTATCCGCTGACGGAGATGGAATGACGCGCGCCGCCTGGGGCTCTCGACGCGATGCGGTGCTGGCATACCTAGCCGAGCCGCACACGAAGCAGGATCTACTGAAGTGGGGCGGCCCGCCGGCGCTGCATTGCGCATGGTGGCTGAAGAAGACTGGCCGCGTGGAGTGCCGCCGCGTATCGCACTACGTGTGGCTGTGGCAGGCAACCGTTGAGCCGGCCACGAAGCCGAGCAACGATGGTGGCGCCGCACTGATGGCAGCGTGGAGCGCCTAACTCGTCGCTACGCGAACCGTGAAAAGTCGCCGCGCTAACCGTCGCCCATCGCGCAGCCGTTGGGCGCACCTCAACACGCCCGATGCGCTGCGTCGGCGCCGCGCGGAGGCCAGCGCGCCCTACCGCGGCCACGCCCCCACAAGCCCCCGATGCCGCGCCCGGCACTCCGCCGCCGCCGCCTCGCGCTGGGCCACGATGTCGAGCACGACGCTGACGGGCAGATCGCCGGGCGGGTAGTCCGGCCCCGGCCAGCACGGCGCGGCTAGGCTCGCGGGCGGCGGGTCAATCACCGGCCGGATCGGCGCCGGCGTCGCGCAGGCGGTCAACAGCGGCAGCAGGCACCAGCACGTCACCCACGGCCACCGGAGCGCCTGTAGGGCACGCCAGGGGCCGGCGCAGAGCATCAGCGAGGTCACGGCGCAGCCCCGGCAGCCGGGCCTCGATGCGCCGGCGCTGCGCCTCGTGGCGCGTGGCCGCGGCCTGGGCCAGTCGCTGAGCCTCGGCGCGCAGCTCGGCCGCCTGGCGCTCGCGCTGCAGCTCGGCGACATCCCAGCGGGCCTGCACCCGGCCGGCGCCCAGGTGCCAGCCGCCCGCGGCGGCCGCCAGCAGCAGGGCCAGCGCGGCGGCGTAGGGCCACAGGCGCAGCCACGTCACTGCACCCCCCGGCCTTCGCACAGCGCGCGCTCCTCAGCGCGGCGCGTCACCAGGCCGCTGCAGCGGTTCGCCGGGTCGCGGCAGTCGCGGCCCTGGAAGTAGGTCCAGCGGTCGTACTGCGCGCACGCCTCGGCGTAGCGGCCGGCGTTGGTCAGCCGCACCAGCGTCGAGCTGCAGGCGGCCGCCGGCCCCACGTTGTAAGCCCAGCGTACCAGCGCGTCGTACTCGTGCTGGTGCAGCGGCGCCGTGACGCACCCGCGCAGCTCGCCCTCGAACTGCCGCACGTCGCGCAGCTTGGCCTGCAGCGCCGGGACCGGGGCAGTGGTGTCTCCCATCTGCACGGGCGTGCCGTCTGGCCGCCGCGTGGTGCCGAAGCCGACTGTCGGGACATCGCCGGGCAGCGGCCGCACGGCGCGATCGGTGTAGCCCTCGTGCACGGCCAGGCCCACCAGCGCGGCCGCGCTCAGGCTCAGGGCGGAGATGGCGACGCGGGCGCGTATCACTGCCGGCCCTCAAGCTGGCTGGCCTGCTCCTCGAGCAGCCGAATGCGCGCTTGGCTCTCGCGCTCCTCGCGCCGGTCGCGGCGCCACGTGGCAGCGATCTGCACCACCAGGCCGGCCACGCCGACCATGATGCCGACGACGACCGCGGCATCGCTTGTGGTCAGCCAGCCGAGCACGCTGCCCACGGCTCCCACGTAGGCGCTCTTGCTGCCCATCTCGATGGCCGCCTGCTCGGCGGCGTGGTGCGCTGGCTGCGTCATCGCTGCACCATCCGGAAGTTGATCGTCTGCTCGTCCGTGTCGCCCTGCGCCGTGGTCCACCGCAGCGTCACGCTGGCCGGCTGGCCCACGGTGCCGCCCGTCACGCGGCACTGCACCGACGATGCGACGTAGGTGGGTTGATCGGCCGTCACGCCCACCTGGGCCGCGATGCTCACGCCGGTGATGCTGTCGCCGGCCGCCAGGCGGTCGCGCACGTCGAAGCCATAGCGCAGCGTGGTGTGCGGGTCGCGGTCGATGGTGTAGATGCCGCCCACGAGGGTGTAGCTCATGCGTCGATCTCCAAGATGCGCCGCTCCCGCGCCAGGCGCACGACGCGGCGCTCGGCGGGCAGCAGCAGGATGCGGGTCTCGCGGGGCAGGCGGGCGACGATGGCCGTCATCGGCAGCGCCGTGCCCGCCAGCGTGGCCGTCGCGGTCGCGACCGCCTGCGCGATGGCAGTGAGCCGGATTGCCGTCGTCAGGCTCGCGCTGGCCTGCGCCGTGGCAATGGCCGCTGCCGCCCAGGCCGCGCTGGATGTCGTCAGGTCGGCGGTCGCCGTGCCCGTAGCCGTCGCTGCTGCTTGCAGGCGGATCGCTGTCGTCAGCGCGGCGGTGACGGTGCCGGTGCCTGTTGCTGCGGCGGCAAGCTGGATCGCGGTCGTCAGCGCCGCCGTGGCCGTGCCAGAGCCCGCAGGGGCCGCGGCCAGCCTGATGCCGGTGGTCAGCGCTGCCGTGGCCGTTGCGGTGCCAGTGGCGCCGGCCGACAGCCTGATGGCCGTGGTCAGCGCCGCAGTCGCCGTGCCCGTGCCGGCCGGTGCAGCCGACAGACGGATCGCCGTCGTCAGCAATGCGGTGGCGGTCGCGCTGCCGGTGGCAGACGCGGCAAGATCGACAGCCTCTGGCGCCGCAGCCTCTGGCGCAAACGGGTACGGTAGCCTCAGCGGCAGCATCGCGCGTTACTCCGTGCGCAGCGTGCGCATGCTTACTCCGGCCAGCCGGCCGACAGGTCCAGCGTCAGCGGGTCGTCCAGCGCGGCGGCCTGCGCTTCGAGGGCGTCACTGTGCGCGCGGGTGGCGCGGACCCAGGCCCAGGCGGCCTGCAGCGCGTCCCACTCGGGGCCGTTGGTCTGGCCCAGCGCGACCAGCTCGACGGCGAGCGCCGTGGCATTAGCCTGCCGCCACTCGGGCAGGCGGGCCAGGATGCGGCGGCGGGCTTCGGACTTGATGCGCTCCGTCACCAGCGCCAGCGCGGCCGGCTTGCGCGCGGCTTCGATCTCGGCGGGGGTGGGCTGGGGCTGTGGTAGGCGCCATGCGTGAATCTGCTCGTCATAAACCTCGCACTCAGCGCTAGGTCCGAACGTGATTCCTGGGAACAAATAAGCCAGCACCTGCCCAAGCGTCACCATGTCAATATCTCCTGCAGCGACAAGTAACTACCCTCGGTCGTACCAGAGCCGTAGCTGCTTTGACTAGTGCCGCTTGAATGTCCTGCATAAAGGATCAGCAGATCGTCGGCCTGCATTTGCGTCGGGGCCTCAATGGACGCAATGGAAAACGACCCAGCGCCACCCACGGATGTCTCTGCCAGAACTACCCATTCTGTAGTTACTCCGCTGCGCGTTCTCCACATGCCGCCATACCATCGCACCATCGAGGCCGTTGAATTTCTGATGCGAGCCACTGGCATGCAGCTATACAAACCGGGCCGCTTGATGCGGATGCGGTTGCTGCCCGTTTCCACCATGCGCCCGCTGTTGTCCGCAACGCTTGTATTCAGATTCAGTTGGATGCCTCCAGCAACCGTTACTGTCTGATCCGCCGATGGCGCCGCGACCGCAGTCAATGCAATAGAGCGGCCCGCCACCTTCGTCCACGTCGATCCGTCGCAGTACAGCAGCGCCGTTTCACCGGACCACATCACCCGGGTCAGCGCGCCGTCGATAGTCTCGCTGGCGTTGCCGTCGAGCGTCACGAATCGCGTCAGGCCCGCGGCCATCACGAATCCGATGTACCTATCGGCGTTGCCCGACACAGCCGGCAGCGTCACGGTGTAGTCGCTCGTCGTGCCGCTGCACACGTTCAGCCGCCCAATCAGCGCCGTGGCCGTGCCGGTGATGCTGTTCTGGCCAGACAGAACGCCCCATGCGCCGAGGAAGTTGTCCACCAAGTTGACGACACCGGCAGGCACCGTCACCCGCACCACCGTATCCGCAGGGAGCGACACCCGCACGCCAGGGCCGCTGCTGCCGTCCTCGACGGTGCCGCGCGTGATGACGCCTGTCGCCCCGTTGAGTGAGCAGTCGCGCTCGACGGTCCACACGCCAGTGCCGCGTGCTTCGATGTCCACGATCCACGTCCCGGTGCCATAGGCGGTCGTCAGCGACTGCGCGCCGGCCAGCGCAGAGCCCTGCGTGATGTTGCCGGTGCCCGGTGCGCTGGCTACCGTGACGGCGACGTTGTTGCGGTAGACGCTCACTGCTTCGTCCTCATCTCAGGCGGATGTCCGTACATCTCACGCTCGCGCAGGTAGGCGTAGTGGCAGTGGCCGCGCACGCCGGGAGGGAGGCGTTGCCAGAAGAACAGCGCGTCGATGATCGGCCGCCACACGCGGCCCCACGGCTTGCCTTCGGCGTACATGCGCCAGGCGCGGCTACTCAACGTCTCGTCGGCCCAGGCGCCGCCGCTCAGCGGCGTGACGAGGACGTTGGCCAGTTGGTCCAAGGCGAGGAACAGCTGCACGCCCCAGTGCCGCGCGTCCACGCGCTGCCACCAGTCGCGCAGGAGACGGATGAGGCCGGGCATGGCTTCAGGCCAAGGTGAAGGTGAGCGCGCCCGCCGCGAAGGTCGGCGCGGGGTCGCCGTTGTTGACGGTCTTCGCGTTCGTCAGCGGCGTCCAGAACAGCAGGTTGCCCGCCGTGCTGGCGTCATACACGCCGACGTGCGTGACCGTGCCCCAGTTCGCCGTTGGCGTGGGGAATGCGATGGTGCCGTTGTTGCTCGTCTGCCCGCCCGTGCCGCTGCTGGCGGTGGTGCTGCCGGCCGACTGCGTACCAGCCCAGTTCGCGAGCGACGAAGTCACGGATGCCCGCGCGTAGCCGCCGCCGCTCACTTCCGTGCCGCCGCCAGAGTCGCTGGGGGCGGCCGTGAACAAGGCCACGTGCACGCTAGCTGGAGGGCTGAACGATTGCCCGCGCAGCAGCCAATCAATGACGCCATTTTCGAGATAGTTACTGAGTGCGCTCACTTTGGGTTCCTTTCGGTTTGCTGCCGATTGCCGTTTGCAAGAGACAAAAGCCGGGCATCAATTCGTTGTAGAGTTTCGGTCTGCGCCCGCGCTTGCGCTTCCATGCTCGCCAGGCGTTCGACAATGCGCAGCTCGGTAGCGCTGGCGTCGAGGCGCTGTCGCTCCAGCAGCTCCAATCTGCGCGTTTGTTCGCGGTTCATTGCGCTCTGTTCGGCGGCCCACCAGACTCCGATTGCAGATTGAGCCATCAGCCCGAGGATAAGCGCCAGCGGGACGCGCTTGTCCAGCGTCCAGTGTGTGTTGTCGTCGCGCATGGTGATCTCGTTTAAGAGTTAGGCCAGGCCGGCACCCAAAACGTGCTCCCGCCGTGGCGCACCTCCAGCCACACGTTGGTGCTGGCGGCGCCGGGTTTGTTGTTCGGGTTAAAACTTGCCGTTGCGGCTCCAACGGTTGTGTTACCGATTTCCGCTCGCTGCGCGCCGATGCTCCGCGCCCAGTTCGTATTGCTTTCGCCGCCCACCGTGCTGGCGGCCGATGCGCCGTCCGCCCAGCCGGCCGTTGCGACGTTGAGGTTTGCCACGCGCGTGGTGCTGGCGACCGTGAACGGCGCGGTGCCGGTGGAGACGGTGCTTTGGATCTGATGCTCGAAGCGCGACGGCAGCGAGCCGCGGGCGTGTACCGCGTAGACGTCGCCCGCGAGCGTTACCGCCGAACCGCTGTTGAAGCACTCGGCCTCGATGGCTTCGCCGCCGATGCTGCGCGCGAACACGGCCACGCCAGAACCGCCGTGCCGCGCTTCGATGGCCCTGGCGGTGTTCTTCTCGCTGTTGGCATACAGGCCCACCATCACCGGCGATGCGCTTGGGATGTCCACGTACATCGCCGCGGCGGCGGACCCGGTGCCCATGCTGGCGACCGTGTTGCCGCTGGCGTCGGCCGTGAACAGCCCGCCGGCGTTCATAAACACCCGCTGCCCGCTCGCTGCCGTGCGGATCGTGGCCCCCGTCACCGTGCCCGCCGTGATGCTTCCCAAGTCCGCCGCAATGGCCGACAGTTGCGCCACCCGGAAGTAGGACAGGTACGGCGTGCTCCAGGTGGTAGTCGTGGACCCAGCCGGCTGCGTGCCATCGGTCTGGAACTGTGCCTGCGTCCCCGTCAGCGTCACCGGCGTGGCGCTCCAGCCGGCCGGCGTGGCGCCGTTGGTGGTGTTGCCTGGCGTGGCCGGCGTCGCGCTGCTGTTGGCCGCGGCGATGTAGGCCAGGAACCGGCTCGCGCCCGTGCTGCCGGCCGGGCCGGTGGCGCCTGTGGCACCGGTGCTGCCGGTGGCGCCGGCCCGAGCCTTCGTCAGCCGCTGCACTTTGCTCAAGCCGAAGGCGGCGCCCGTGAGCGTGCGGCCGGTGATGGCGAACGCGATGCTGGCCACGTCCGCGGTCATCGCGCTGGCGTTGGCCGTCTGCGCGTTGCTGCCGCTGGCGCTGATGGCGCCGGGCGTGATGTTGGTGCCGCTGGCGCTCACCGTCCAGCGGCCGGCGGCCGTGCCCACGCCGTCGTAGATGAGCACGTTGGTGCCCTCGGCCACGGCGATGATGGTGCCGCTCTGCGCGAAGCTGGTGACGGTGCCGGCGCTGTCTGCGGGCACGGCGTGCGCCTCGTTGGTGAGGGCCGCCACCAGCGCGCTGCTGCCCTGGTCCACGCGCAGCACGGTGGCGCTGTCGCTGCTGCCGCTGAGGCTGGCCGTCACCGTGACGTAGCGCGTGCCCGCGTAGGTCACGAACTGCGCCGCGCTCATGGTGCGGGTGTTGCCCGTGCCGGAGAGCGTGACCGGCCCCAGGTTCGTGCCGTCGGCGGTGAAGGCCGTGGCGCTGAAGCTGACGGTGCCGCTCAGGTTCTGGAGCGCGGCCGTGAAGGTGATGGCGCCGGTGCCGCTGGTGGTGGCCGCGGCGTCGGCGAACACGAAGGCGAAGTTGCTCTGGCTCAGCGTCAGCAGCGCGGCGCCGCCGGAGACGTCGGTGTGCGTCACCGTCACGCTGGCGGGCGTGCTTTCGTTGCCCGAGCGGTCGCGGTGCACGGCCCACAGGGTGATGCTGCCGGGGGCCGGCGGCGCCCACACGAAGAACGTGGCCAGGCCGGTGTAGATGCGCGTGCCGGCGGCCCAGCTGGCGCCGTGGCGCACCTCGGTCTCGGCGTAGTCCGCAGCGGGGCACTCGTTCCAGGTCACGCGCTGGCCGCCGGGCACGCTGGTGGCGGCTAGGCCGGTCACGGCCGCGGGCGCGCCGTCGTCGCCCGCCGTCAGCACCGCGCGCTGGGCGCACCAGGCGCTGCGCACCGGCAGGGCAGACACGCTGCGCACCGCCACGGCCACGGCGCGGCCGGGCAACAGGTTGCGCAGGGTGTGCGCGGTGAGGCTGTCGGCGCGCACGATGGCGGGCGCGACGTCGCTGTCCACGTAGCGCCACTGCACTTCCACCCACCCGCCCTGCTGCACGGCTTGGCTGGGGATGGGGTCCCACTCGGCCAGCACCTGCGCCACCACGGCGCCGTCGGCCGCCAGCTCGGCGCTGGTGCTCAGCGCCAAGCCGGTGGGCACGGGCACCTGCCAGGGCGGCGGCAGGCCGGTATTGGGCGCGGGGTCCAGGCCGCGCAGCTCGGCCAGCGGGGTGAAGATGGCGCTGGAGATCTCGGCCAGCTGCAGCTCCACGCCGCTGTCGGGGCTCCAGGTCCAGCCCACCACCTCCATGGGCTTGGCCGTCATGCCCAGGCGCGGCAGCGTGACGGCGGCCACGTCGAACAGCTCCACCGGCCAGGCGATGACGTTGCAGGTGGCGTCCATGCGCAGGCCGGCCTGCGCCTCGCGGATGAGGATGCTGCCCAGGTGCTGCGCGTGCGCGGGGTGGTTGACACCGGCCAGCCGCACCTCCAGCGGCAGCGGGTAGCCGTCGCGGGCGATCAGAACCGGGTCTTCGATGGCCGGGAACGGCAGCACCTGCCAGCGCTCGGCCGGGTGCGTGCAGGTGCCGGTGACGCGGGTCACGCGGCGGTCGCGCGGCGTGCCGCCGGCCACGCGCAGCACGGGCTCGTCGTCCGGGCTGCCGGTGCCGGCGTCCAGGCGCAGGGCCACGACGCTGTCGTCCAGCGTCCACGCCGGCGCCGCGGCGGTGCCCGCGCGCAGGCGCAGCGTGCCGCCGGCCCAGCCCCAGCGGCCGGCCATGGTGGCCATGATGTCGTCCCACACGGCCCGGGGCTCGGCGTCCAGCGGCACCACCAGGCCGCAGCGGTAGCGCGGCAGGGTGACGGTGGTGGTGGTGGTGTCCGGCAAGCGCAGCGTGAAGGCGGTGGACACGTCGCACGCATCGGCCGCGGCGGTGATGTCTGCGGTGCGGATGTCGCCGGCCGGCACGGCCCAGCCGTGGGCGTGGCGCGCGTAGTGGTAGGCCAGGACGGCGGGGTTCTCGGTCCACGCCGTGTTGCCCGTGCGCGGGTCCAGCACGCGGGCGCCGCGCAGCAGCGCGGTAATGTTGGGGATGCCCTGCGGGTAGACGTCCGGGTCGAAGACAAGGTCCACCACCGCCAGCGCGATGCCGGCGAAGCGGTCGGTGCTGGTGATCTTGCCGGGGTACTCTGCCGCCAGGTCGCCGCCCACGTTCTGCGTGGGCGTGCCGCGGTAGGTGCGGATGCGCGCCAGGCTCTGGCCGGCTGTGCGCTGCCACACGATGTTCGCCGCTTCGCCCACGATGCCGCCCGTAATGGTGGCGATGTTTCCCGACATTGACACCGACAGCGGCGCGTTCTGACGACCGCTCTCTGGCTCGGACTGGTTGACCCACGCGCTCACGGTGCCGGCAACCACATTGCCCGCCAGCGTGACGGTGGCAGACCCGCCCACACCAAGGGCAACCTCTTGCTGCTCGCTTATCAGGTCAGACTTCTGCCACGGCGCGGTCTGCACCCAGCCGTTGCCGTCCAGGGTCAGCGGGATGTCGTCGAAGTAGAAGGTCTCGAAGCCGTCGATCTCGTGTCCGGCGAAGGACACGATCAGCGTCAGGCGCTCGCTGTTGGTGCCGCTGGTCCAGCGGCGGCGCACGCCTTCCACGGTGCGCGCGCGGCCCAGCACCAGCGTGCGCGGCGCGTCGGGCTGCAGGTCCAGCATCACCTGCCGGTCGCGCTGCGCGGCGTTGTAGGCGTCGCGGCTGTCGCGCTCCATGCGGCGCTTCTGGTTGCGGTAGTCGACGGCGCTGGCTGCCACGCTGGCGGCGAAGTACCACCAGTTGCCGGTGACAGCCGCGGCGATGTTCAGCGCGGCGCCGATGAGCTGGCGGAACAGGCTCATGGCCGCAAGAAGAAGCTGCGCGCCGGCCAGACGATGGGCGCGGCGTCGGTTGCGGGGTCGCCAGCCAGCGACGTGTCGCCGGGGTACAGGCGCTGCTGCTCGTCGTTGGTGTAGCGGCTCGACTTGGCGCGCAGGGCCACGGTGCCGCGGTGCTCAGCCGTCAGGCTGATGGTGGCGGTGCGGCCGTCGGCCAGGCTGGGCACGTTCAAGCGGCCGGCCCAGCACAGCACGGCATCGGCCACGGCGCCGGTGTCGGGGTCTACCAGCGCGTCCCACACGCGCAGGGCGGTGCCCTCCACGTCCTCAGACAGCGCCAGGGCCACGGCGTCGGGCGTCACGCCAGGCAGCGTCAGGGCCAGGCCGGGCATCTCCGCGGCGCTGTCCTGCACGGGCTCGATCACCAGGCCCAGCGGCTCCCAGGTGTGGCCGCCCCACGTCAGGGCATGCCCGGCGGTGGTGTAGCGTTCCACCACGGGGAAGCTCATCTCCACCAGGCGCACCATGGGCACCTGTTCGCCGGCCTGCAGGCGGGCCAGCAGGGCGGTGGCGGCGGTGTTCAGCGCGCGCATCTCAGAACACCTCGAGCAGGCTGATTTCCGGCCCGAGCTGCACGCGGGGGGCGACGTACTCCGCCACGAAGCCGCCCACCAGCTGGAAGGTGCCGGTGGGCTGGTTCCACACCACCGCCGTGCCGTTCGTCACCGTCAGCCGCAGCGGCATCACCAGCGGCACCACAGCCACGCCGCTGCCGTTGGCCGTGGCGTTGCTGGCGGCCTGCACCAGCTGGCCGCCCACGCCCAGCATGTCGCCGGCCAGCAGCGTGGCGCCGGGGGTGGTGTTCACGGTCAGGCTGGTGGCGCCCCGGCTGGCGGCGCTGGCCGTGGGGTTGCCGCGCAGCGTGCCCAGCGGCACCGGCCGCGCGAAGTGCCACAGGCGCACCCAGTCGCCGCTGCGGGCCAGGGCGGACAGGAAGGCCTCGCGCGCGCCGGCCTGCTCCGCACGGGCCACGGGCAGCGTCATGGTCACGCGCCAGCGGTCAGCCAGGTGCGAGATGCGCTGCGCCTGCCCGGTGTAAGCCGCGCTCCACGCGGCGCCCTGGCTCTGCACGCTCCAGCGCATGGTGGCGGGCGTGGCCCAGCGCTGGGCCGGCCAGTCCAGCGTGGCCATCAGCCGGCCCCCTGCGCGTACTGCATGCGCGCGGCGCGCGCGCGCTCGCGCGCCATGGCCTGCTCGACCAGGCGCACGGTGGCCGGCCCCACGTCACCCTGCACCACGATGGTGGGCGCGTAGGTCATCCCGCCACCGCTACCGCCCATGGCGCGGCGCAGGCGCTCGGTGTTCGTGACCCAGCCGCGGCCGGCGCCCATGGTGATGAGCTCGGGCCCGCGCTCGCCCACCAGGTAGCTGTTGCCGCCTTCGACCGGGCCACCGTCGGCGCGCGGCTTGAAGATGTTGCCGATGGCCGCCAGCAGCGGGTTGCTGCTGCTGCCCAGGCTGCTGAAGATCAGCTCGTTGAGCCGCGCCGCGGCGGCCTGCGCCGCCATGCGCTGCAGGGTCTGCGCCCACAGGCGGCCGATGTTGGCGAAGTTGCCCCCCAGCACCTGCTCCAGCGTGTCTCCCAGCGCGTCCTGGATGTTGCGCGCGGCCTGCTCCGCGAAGGTCGTCATCGACCGCGTGGTCTTCTCCGCCTCGGGTGTGACCAGACCGAGCCGCTCGCGCAGCTTGTCCAGGGCCTGGTTGATCTGCTCGATCCGCGCCGGGTCCGTGGCCGTGCCCAGCTCGTCGTACAGCTCGCGCGCCAGCGTGGCGGCGGCCTGCAGCTGGAAGGCGGGCGTCTCGGCCAGCGCGGCGTTGATGCGGTTGATGCGCTCCTGCGCGGCCACGGCGGCCGGGTCCAGGCGGGCCAGCTCGTCGGCCAGCCCCGCGAACACGGAGTCCGACACCACGCCGCCGCCCTGCACCAGGCGCACCAGCGCCTCGAGTTGCCCGCGCAGGCCCTGCAGCTTGGCCTCGTCGGTCTGCTCCAGGCGGCGCAGGGCTTCGATGAGAGTGGCCTGCTCGGGGGTCAGGCTCAGGCGCGGGGCTTCGGCGGCTGGGCGGCGGCCTGCAGGCTGCGCGATGGGTGGCGCGGCGCCAACGCGGCGCGGCCGACCTTCGTTGCTGAACTCGGCCAGCGGCAGCCCGGTCAGGTCGCCACCCATTCGGCGGCGCGCCGCGTCCTGCACACCCTGCAGCCGGCGCAGGCGCTCCTCCAGGCGCGCGATCTCGGTCAGCGCGGCGTTCGCTCGCGGGCCGTCGGCCAGCGACGCAAAGCCGGCGCGCAGCGCGTCCAGCTCGGTGCGGGTCTCGTTGATGCGTCGTGCCAGGATGCTGCCGGGGTCGGTGCCCAGGGTGCGGCCCAGCTGCTCGTTCAGCTCGATGAGCCCGCCGATCATCCCGCGGTTGCGCACGGCATCGGCCAGGGCGTTCAACGCGGGCACCAGCGACGACAGCACCACGCGCGCCGCGTCCTCCGCGTTGGTCTTCAGCTGCGCGATGGCCTTGTCCAGCTTGTCGGCCTCCTCGGCCTGCTGCGCCGTGACGCGGCCCGCGAATTCCGTGGCCTCCGCCAGGTCGCGCAGGAACGGCCCCGTCTCGCGCACCGACTTGCCGAACAGCTCCTGCACCAGCCGCGCCTTCTCGCCGTCGTCGGCGAAGCCCGCCAGGGCCTGGGCCACCTGCCGCAACGCGAGCGCGGGGTCCTGCCTCCTCAGCTCGGCGGCGTCCAGGCCGATGCGCTGCAGCGCGATGCTGATCGGCGCCGTGGCGCTGTCTGCAGCGTTCAGGCTCTGGTTGAACCGCACCAGCGCCCCGCCGACCACGTCGAACTGCACCCCCGCCCGGCGCGCGATGTCCTCCAGCGCGCTGACGTTCTCGAACGCCGCGCCGGTGGCCTCCGTCAGGTCCTTCATCGCCAGCAGCGGCGCGTTCAGGCGCTGCACGAAGGCGGCCACCGCGCCGCCCGCGGCGAACGCCGCTGTCAGCGCGCCGCCGATGGCCAAGCCGGTGTCCTTCAGCCCGTCGAAGGCTGCGCGGATGCGGCCGGCCCGCGCCTCGGCGATCTGCCCGGCCTGGTCCATGCCCTGCTGGAACTGCGCCAGCCGCGCCACCAGGTCAACGCTCAGGGTCGCCAGTGCCATGCGTCAGCTCCCCTCGTCTTCCTTCGGCGGCTTGTAGGCCGCGATCACGCGCAGGCGGTCCATCAGGCCCTCCACGTCGGCGATGCCCAGGTACTCGCGCACCAGGTCGAAGCCGGCCCACTGCACGGCGCCGTGCCCGTTGTGCAGTAGGTTCCATGCGCTGATGGCGACCCTGTCAGCCGGGTCGCAATCGGGCGGGTCCTCGCCGTCCCATGTGACGCCGTGCTGCGCATCGAGCAGGGCCCTTAGCCGTTTCCCAGCGCGGCCTTGCGCTGCAGGTGTGCGGTGATGGCCTCGGCCAGCGCGTTGGCACAGGCCTGGACGGCGTCCAGGTTGTCGCGCACGTACTCGCCCCACAGGTCGGCGTCGAACGGCAGCGGCTCGCTGTTGCCCGCAGGGCCGATCAGGCTCGCCTCGGTGAAGCCGGCCCAGTCCACCGCGCAGGCGGCCACGTCTTCCACCTGCACGCCGGCCGTGAAGCGCGGCATCTCGGCCTCCAGCGGGCGCTGCAGCTGCACGCGCAGGCCGCCCTGCAGGTCCACCCAGAAGCGGCGCTGCTCGCGCAGGGCGCGCAGCGCGTCGCGCACCAGCGGGGGCTTGCTGTCGGCCATCACGGGGCCAGCTGCAGCACCACGCCCTTGAGCGTGACGCTGAGCGTGCCGGTGCCCAGCTGGCCGCGCTGCACGTCCTCGCCCGGCAGGCTGGGCTCGCCGTAGCCGATGCGCACCGCGCCGTTGGGCAGCCGCACCCGGAAGACCATCTTCGCGCCAGACTGCGCCAGGCTCTGCAGCGCCGCCATCGCGGTGCTGGGGGTGTCCTGCGCCAGGATGTTCAGCGTCAGCGACTGCGGCGCCAGCAAGCCGGCCTCTTCTTGCTTCACCACGTCGATCAGCGTGGTGGCGTCCAGCTTCTCTGCCTCGCCGCCGCCGATGCTGTAGCTGGTGGCCTCAGCCAGCGTGTGCCATGTGGCAACCGGGATGAACTGGCCCGCGGTGAACGCGCTGTAGGCCGTGGTGTTCAGACCCTGAAGCTCGAAAGTGTTCGTGGCCTGGTTCTTCACCCGGACGGCCTGGCCCTCAAGCTGCACCATGCCCGACACGTTGTTGAAATAGCCGACCGTGTTGTTTGCCTGCCCGTGCGCGGTCGCGGTAGCGACTGCGGGGTTGGCAAGCGTCACGGCGGTGACGTTGATCGCGGTTCCATACGTTGCGGCAAACTCAAACGCGATGCCGCGGCCCTTGACGACAGCCATTGCTGCTCTCCTTGCGAAGCCGGCGCGGCCGGCGAACTGTGAAAAGACGAAGGGGCCGGCGATTGCTCGCGCGGCCCCTTCGGCAACTGCTCTGAGACGGTTACGCCGTCCACTCCACGGTGAGTTCCACCCCGTCTAGCTGCAACTCAGCATCGAACGTGCCGCGCTTCGCGATGACTTCGGCGTAGCGCGCCGGCGGCGCGGCGGCCACGGCGGCCGTGACGGCAGCGGCCACCTGCGCGGCCTCGGCCGCGGTCTTGCCCCAGCACTGCACCGCGAACGTGACCTCGTCGCACAGCACGCCGCCGTCGATGCCTAACTCCGGCTCATGGTCGGCGGTGAAGACCACCAGCGGCGGGCGGTCGCCCTCGCCCACGGCGTTCTCTGCGATGCGCGTGCCGACCAGGGCCACCAGCGGCGCGTGGCTGGCCAGCAGGGCGCGGAACTCGACCTCGGCGCTCATGGGCTCACACCTGCGCGCTGCGCACGTTCAGCTTCTGGATCGCCGGCGCGATCTCGCGGGTGAAGATGGCCAGCGCGGTCGGGAACATGCGCGCGCTGCCCTGCAGGAACTCCACCGGCGGGATGCCGCCGCTGTTGCGTGTGACGCGCCGGGTCTTGAGCTTGCCGCGGCTGGTGTAGGTCACGCGCTCGCCCTTGGTGCGGATGGCCCGGCCGAACTCCACCCAGCGCCAGTAGAACGGGTCGTTCGGGTTCTTCGCGCCGCGGCTGCCCTTGGGCGCCGGGCGCACGTTCACGAACACCCCGACGTCGCCCAGCTTGCGGTCGCGCTTGCTGGTCCGCAGGCTGATGGCCTTGCGCAGCGTCCCGGGCTTGCGGATGCCGCGGCGGATGGCGCTGGCGCCAGATGGCGTGGACGCGCTGAGCACCGGCGCGCGGCGCCGGGCCTCGTCGCGCACCACCCGGCCGGCCTTGCGCCACGCGGCCCCGAGCGCGCGACGGCGCAGCCGGGCCGGGAGCTCCTTGAGCGCCGACACGAAGTCCGGCAGCCCGACGGTCTGCGCCTCGATCACGCCGCCTCCGCCTTGCTGCCGCTGGTGGTCATCAGCTCCAGCGTGTGCCGCCCGCCGTCGACGTCGATCGGCTCGCCCACGATGGCGTAGGGCACGCCGCGCCACAGGATGCGCATGGTGCCCTGCACGTCCGGGCGCCAGCGGATGCGGAAGCGCACCTCGACCTGGCTCTGCATGGCGCCGGCCGCGAAGAACTCGCGGCCCCGCAGCGGCTGGGCCTGCGCCCAGACCTCGGCCACAGTCGCCCAGTCCAGCACGCGCTGGCCGCGGTCGTCCAGCGTGGCGGTGGGCGCCTGCAGCGTGATGCGCTGATCCAGCGAGCCCGCGGCGGGCATCTTCGGCATCGTCACGGGTACAGCCTCAGCGGGTCCAGCAGCCGCAGCAGGTAGGCATTCGCGCCGAGCACCTCAGTCGTCGTCAGGCTCGGGTCGTGAGCCATCACCGTCACCATCGCCGCTATGAACTGCCGCGCCGCAGCAGGCACGGCCGCAGCCGTGGCCGCGCCGCTGGTGACGTCCACGCGCACCGCGATGCCGGTCACGTCCGGGTAGCTGGCCGGCCAGCTTGTTGCCGGGTACAGCCACAGCCCGCCATCGTCTGCGGCCCACGCATACGCGGCACCGTCGAGCGTCACCCATGCGCCGGCCTGGTTGCGGTAGCTCACCGCCACCGCCGTGGGCAGCGGCTCAGGGATCGGCTCGACAGGGAACGCCGGCAGCGTGTGCCGCCACGTCTGCTGCATCAGCTTGCGGCCGGTTTCGTGCTCGGCCACCTGACGCGCCGCCGTGATCGCCAGCTCCAGGATCGGCGTCCAGTGCGCGCCGCCGTCCAGACGCGCCATCGTGGCGGCCTCGTCTGCCGTCAGGGGCTCGGCGGTCGGCGGGGTGAGCAGGGTGGCGGGCATGAGTCAGAACGAGCGGGCAACGAGCACCCAGGTGCCCACGGTGTCGAGAAGCTCCAGCGTGACGACGCCGTTCTCGGGCACGGTCAGCGTGGCCGACGCGGCGGGCAGGCGGATGTTTCCGCTGCTGCCGAGCACGATGGAGCCGGACCACGCCATCAGCTTGATCTGCGCACGCGGGCCGTGCCGGCTGCTAATGTTCTGGATCGTCGTGGCCGAGGTGTTGACGAAGAGGAAGTCATGCCCGGCGATGTCCAGCGTGGCCGCGGCGCTGATTTGCAGCGCGATGCCCGAAGACTGCGCCGTCGTGTGGCTGGTGCCCTCTTTGATCCAGCCGCCGCCACGAACTGCCGCGTTGGCCGAATGCACCAGCTTGTCGATGGTGCCCTTGTAGATCGGGCACCCCTCGACGACGATGCTGGTGTTGAAGCCGACACCCGACACCACGACGCCAGCGCCGCCGTCGTCACCTGCGTTGCTGTACAGGCCGCCGAGAATGCGCACGTCGGCCTGGTAGACGTAGACGCTCTGCTTGTTCTCTTCGCAGTGCAGTGTCATGATGACGTTGTTGCTGCGGCTGACGTAGACGCCCTGCAAGCATCCTTCCACGCTGGTGCCGTCCATGATGACGGTGGCCGCGCCGACAGCACTCTCGGGCACGGTCAGCGCAAACAGCGTGACCGTGCCGCCACTGAACGTGATTGCCGTTCCTGCTTGTGCATTGGCAAGGCTTGACGCGAGGGCGATCTGCACGGCACTGCGTCGAATCACCCAATAGTCAACGCCCGCAGACAGCCCGGTCGGCAGACTCGCGCCGACAAGCTGCACCTTCTTGTGGTCGGGGAAGTTGTGCGGAAACTCGAAATTGAGCACCGACGTTCCGACGCTGGTGACGTACAACGGCGCCATCCGCCAGTCAGCCACGGTTCCGGCACTTGTCAGGTTGACCCGCGTGTCGCTGGCGACGTTGGCTTGTGACGTGTGCACCGTGAACCGGAGCCCGTCGCTGTCGCTGCCGGGGGCGTAGCGGCGAACGTAGTACGTCGTGCCGGTACTCAACCCGCCCGGCAGGTTGGTGCCGATGAACCGCACCGGCGTGCCCGTGGCGACATCCAGCGGCGACGTGATGAACTCGTTTGTCGTGTCCACCGCCGACGCCTGCACCGCTGCCCGGTTGTCGGGGCTGATCTGCGTGGAAGCGGCTGCCGCGGTGTCCTTGCTGTAGGCGCCGACATCACCCCCGGCGAACCGAACCTGCCCGAGCTGTCCCAGCGATTTGAACGAGGCGCCGCGGTCTGCGATCAGGCTGCACTCTTGCAGTTCGAGAAACTGATTGGGCGCGAGGAAGTCGTCGCTACCGCCCACCAGCACCAGCGCATCGCCGTAGTGGCTGCGCGCGCTGAAGCGCTGGAAAGCCGCCTTCGTGATGCCGCCCGTGTTGTCGAGCGTGCGGCGGGTGGCGACGATGGAAAGCGCGTCCTGCCGAATGTCCGTGCGCGTGACAATCGACAGGTCTGCGACCATGTTGTGCGCGATGTAGCCGGCGAGAATCTGAAGCACCACCGGCGCCGTGCTGTCTGACTTGCTGATGATGCGCGTCACGTCGCGGCCGGCGCCGCGAATCTGGAAACGTGGCGTGTAGGTGAAGCCAGCACCGCGGAACGTGGCATCTACTTGCGCGCCATCGACGTAGTAGTCGCCCGGACCCAGCTCAAGCGCGACGCTGCGATTGAAGCTGAAGTCCGCATTGCCAGCCCCCATCAGCCACGCCGCGAACAGCGCGAAGCCGGGCGCGTTGTCGGCGTTGGTGGGGAGGATGCCGAAGCGTTCGGCGCGGACGAAGTTCTCGCGGTTTGAAGCTTTGCCGGCTTCAGGACTGCCATTGGGAAGCGCCAGACCAAGGCCGATCAGTCGCGATTCTTCGGCCGGCCCGAGGTCATAGATCGCATCTTGCTCCAGGCCATTCCACGCGACGACCATCTGCACCGTCATTCCGTCACTCCTTCGCGCGCTTGCGCTTCACCACAGGCTCGGCTGGCGCTGCGGGCGCTTCCACCGCAGGCACCACAGGCGCCTCGACGTACTCAGCCGCCGCCGCGTCTTGCACGAAATGCCGAGCCTCGGCTTCGCCACAGGTCAGCGTGTCGCCGGGGCTGAACGCGCCGAACGCGGCCGACCAGCCTGAGCGGGTGAACTTGATGCGGGGCATCGTGCCCTCGTGAAGTGCGGCCCCGGCCAGCGTCAGCCAGCCGGGGCGCTGCCGGCTTAGGCCGGGGTCAGGTCGCCGTAGCGAACGGCGGCCGGGGTCGTCACCGCCAGCATGCAGCGGCGCTCGGCGCGGATCGTGATGAGGTTGCGGACGAAGTTGTCGCCGTCGCTCTCGCTCATGTCGATCACCACGCCCTCGCGGTTGTAGAACGTGGCGGCCATCGCCGTGTTCATCACCAGCACGTTGTCGGCGGTGATGGCGTTGGTCGCCACCACCGGCACGCCGAACAGCGACGGCCCGACGATCGAGCCCGGGTCACCCAGCAGATACTCGTTCTGCGTGGTCTTCGCCAGGCGCATCGTCCACCAGTCGGCGGGGTTCAGCAGGATCACGTTCGCCGGGTAGTCGCCCGCCTGCGCGTCGCCCAGGATCTTGCCGATCAGGTCGAAGCGGTTGTTCAGCAGGCCGGCCGCCGTCAGCGACGCCGCGGTGTAGCCGTGCGCCGTGAAGTTGCCCGACTTCGTGAAGCCCGACATCAGGGGCGCCACGCCAGTGCCCGCGATGATCTGGTTCTCGACGCGCAGGTTCACGCCGTAGCGCATGCGCGTGTCGACGTAGGCGGCTAGGGCGGCGTTGTCGCTGGCGAGCTGGCGGCTGATCTTCAACCAGTGGGCGATCGTGGCCACCGGCTCGGTGACGGTCGTGAAGGTCACCGCGCTCTCGGGCTTGGTGTTGCCTTCAGTCGTTTCCGCCGCCGCGTTGGTGAACACGTTTTCGCGCACGTAGTCGACCGCGTTGCTGGTGGTCGGCAGCGTGTTAAGCAGCGACTCCAGGGTCAGCTCGCGGAACGCGCCCGGCACGATGCCGGGGCGGCGGTCGCTGAAGGTGTTGCCGATGGCGTTGGTGATGGTGTTCTTCACCTCGGCGGCCACCGACTTGCGGCGCTTGCCCAGCAGGTCGCCCAGGTCGGCGGCGATGCCCTTCACGAACTGCTCGCCCCAGCTCTCGCCGGCCGGCGCGTCCTTCGGCGGCGTGGCGCCGCGCTGCTCCAGCGTCAGCAGGCGGTCGGCCAGCTCGCGCTGTTGCGTGCCCAGGCTGTCGATTGCGGCCTTGGTGTCGGCAGACACCTGGCCCACGGTCTTCACCTGGCCCTCGGCAATCTGCGCCTGCTGGGCCATCTTGGCTTCGATGCCGTCAAGCATCTTCATCACTTCGGCAAAGCCGGGAGTGTTTGCGGTGGTCATGGTCAGTTCTCCAGAAATGAAAAAGGCCCGCGTCTGCGGGCCTGGTTGCTGCGGGTGTTGCGCTCTCGGCTACATGCTCAGCCGCGCGATGCGGTCATGCAGCGCCTTCATCGCCGCGGCTTCGTCGCCCGTAGGTTCGCCCTGCGCAGTGACTGCCTTGACGCGGGCCACCAGCGCAGCGGCGGCCCTCTTGCTGAGCCCGGCTGCATCCCGCAGCAGTTGCTCGATCTCGCTCAGGCGCTCGCATTCGTCGAGCGCGTCCAGGATGTCGATGCCCTTCACGCTGCCGGCGTCAATGCGCGCAGCAGCGTCGGCGGGGAACACCACCGGCGACACCTCTACCAGCTTGTCCCAGCGGCGGATGACGCGGCCGCCTTCGGTCTCGTCATAGTCGCCCTTCTTGACGAACCCGCCGATCGACAGGCCGTCGAGCGTCCCGTGGCGCAGGGCGGCGGCAACGTCGTCGGCTAGGCTCAGGCCCTTGGTCAGCTCGCCCTCAACCCAAAGCCCCTTGTCGTCTTCACGCGCGACAAGCCACTTGCCGATGGGCATGTGCCAGTCGTGCTGAAAGAACATCTTTGGCTTGCCGTTGCGCGTGAGGCTCGACGCGAAGGCGCCGCGCACGATGGTGTCGCCGTAGCTGTCCACGCCACCGAACACGGACGCATAGCCGGCGAACCGGCCGGAGTCGCCGTCCAGCTTGATGTCGCACTCACTGAGCGACAGGTGCTTGCGAAGCAGCATCGACGCCACCTCCGGTAATGCGGCCCAGCATCGTCAGCGGGGCCAGGTTTGTCTGCGCGGTCAGCTCGTCGCCGCCGTCAAGCGGCTCGTCGTTCTCAAGCTGGCGGCATTCGTTGCGCGTCTTCAGCCCGTTCTGCACCGCGGTGGCGTAGGCCGCCAGGCGATCCTTCAGGCTGCCGCGCAGCAGCGCGTCGTAGTTGAACTCGGCCACCAGCGTCGCGCGCTGCGCCGGCGTCATCACCTGCTGGCGGATCGCCTGCTCGATGCCGACGATCACAGGCCGGATCGACAGCTTGTGCCAGGCGTCGATCACCTGTTCGGCGCCGTTGTAGGTGACGCCCTTGCTGTGATGCACCAGCACCGGCGGCACGTCGAACCAGCGGCACAGGGTCTCGACGCCGAAGTGCCTCGTCTCCAGCAGCTGCTGCTGCTCAGGCGACAGGCTGAGCTGCTGATACTTCATGTTTGCTTCGAGCACATACAGCCGCGCCGCGTTGCCATCGGCCATCTCCCTGAAGCGGGCCTGCACCGCCGCGCGCTGGTCTGCCGTCAGCACCTTGTCGATCATGAGCGCGCCCGTGGGCTTTCCGCTGCTGCCGAACATCTTGGTCGCGCTGCCCTGCGCGTGCGCCGCTTCGGTCAGCGCCGGGGACATGAAGTCCAGTTTGCTCATGCCCGTGGTGCCGTTGCCCAGGCCGCGCAAATGCAGCACGTTGGCAGCGGCCAGAATCGCCACGTCGCTCTCGACGCGGTATTCGTAGGCCATCGCGCCATCGGGCAGCACGAAGGCGCGCACCTGATCCGACGACATGGGCCATAGCGCCACCGCCTCGCCCGTGCGCTCGTCGCGGTCGATACGCGCGTAGGCGTTGCCGCGCAGGTCCAGGCTCAGCAGCATGGCCCGCCAGAAGTCGTAGGGCGTCATGCGGCCGTTCGGGCGTTCGTGAAGCACGCCGTACAGCCTGGCGTCGCGGGCCAGTGCCTTGCGCCCGTTGCCACGGTCGCGGTAGACGAACAGCGGCAGGCTCGCCACCGTGCTGGCCCGGCGATCGACGCAGGCCCACACGGTATCCAGCTGCAGCGCGTGGTCAGGCCCCAGCAGCAGGCCGCCCTCGATGACGGCCGACGATGGGACAGGGTACTGCTCACCCTGCCGCTGGTTCAGCACCCCGAACCATCGCCCCAGCCAGCGCGGGATCGAGATCATGCGATCAGGGGCGACGACAGGAAGTCGTCAAACGCGGGGTCGTGGTTGACTTCCGTCGGCATCACCCCCACCGCCATCGTCAGTGCAACCATGCCGTCGATCCTCCCCGTTGCCTTCGCCTTGTTCAGCTTCCGGTTTCCGGCCGGGTCGCTGGTTGTCACTGCGTTGGCTGCACACATGGTCAGCACCGGGTGATTGCCGTGGCGCAGCTTGCGCGCCAGCAGCAGGGACTCCAACTCGCGCAGCGCCGGGCTCATGCTCTGGAAGCCCTGCCCAAAATCCACGAACCGTTCCAGCTCGTCTTCGGTGAAGCCGGCCCGCACAAGCCACGGCTTCAGGTGCTTCATGCCCCAGCGGTCGAACGCCAGCGCGCGCACGTCGCAGCGGTCGAACAGGCCGCGCAGGTGCTCCGCGATGAACTCATACTCGATCGACGCGCCCGGCGTCGTCATCAGGTAGCCGTCACGCTCCCACACGTCATAGGGCACGCGGTCGGTGCGCGACTTTTCGGCCAGGCCGGCGCCCGGCAGCCAGAAGGTCGGATGCACGTCGTGGCCGCCTTCGCCCGGGGCCACCAGCACCAGCGCCGTGAGGTCGGCCACGCTGGACAGGTCCAGGCCAGCGAACACTTCGCGGCCTTCCCACTCACCGGGGATGCCGCCGTTCTCTGTCCAGATCGCCCGCGCAATGAACGGGCTGCGGGCCTCTACTCGCTGGTTGAGGATGAGATTCCTGTAGCTGGCCTCGCGGCTCGGCAGGCGCTTCGCATCAGCCGCCTGCTGCAGCACCTCGTCGCGGTTCATGAACTCACCGAACGCAGGGTTCGCCGCGCGGATCGCCGCCTCACTGAACGGGTCGGCGTCCAGCGGCGCTGTGAACAGCCACACCTTCTGCGTCGGGTCGGCGCCGGTCTGCGCGTCGTCGATCAGCAGCGACAGCAGGTCGGCATCCGTCGGCGCCTGCGTGCTGATGACGATCGACAGCGGGGCTTCTTGCGCCGCGCTGGCCGTCTCCAGCGCTTCGTACAGCTCCGACCGCGGCCCCTTCACCTGGCCCAGCTCGTCATGCACTACGAACACCGGGGACAAACCGTAGGCCGTGCTGGCATCCGCGCTCAGCGCCCGGTACAGCGTTCCCAGCTCACCGCAGTGCAGTTGCTTCGCGGTGTCCCGGATGCCGACGTAGGCCGACAGGTCGGGCGACATGCGCACGATCTTGGCCGCCAGGCTGAAGAGGATGGCCGCTTGTTCGCGCGACTGCGCCGCGCTGTAGAGCTGACTGTTCGCCTTTGCCTCGGGGCCGCACAGGTGCAGCAGCAGCAGGAACGCCGACAGCGTGGTCTTCGCGTTCTTCCGGCCGAAGCTGATGATGGCCCGCCGCGTGGGGCTGTCGTAAATGCCCCGGATAACGTCTTTCTGAAAGCCGCACAGGCGCACCGGCTTGCCGACGAACTTGCCCTCGGGGATGCGGCAGTGCTGCTCAATCCAGGCGATGTTGCGGTCGCCGCGGGTCATCAGTCAGTGCCGGTCGCTTCCCAGGGCCGAGCACCAGCAGCACGCGCGCCCGCCTTCGTCGCCGCCGTCTTCTCCGTGTAGCGCGCCGACGGGCACAGCCTGAGCTTGACGGCCATCTGCGCCATTGCGCTGGCCTGCGAGGTCAGCACCTGGTGCGTCGGGTTGACGTACTCGCGGCCCTTGTCGTCCATGCACGTCATGCCGCGCGACTCCATGTCAGCCGCCGCGCGCTTGTAGAACGTCGCCGCCACGCAGTACGCAGCAAGCAGCGGCACGTCGCCAGGACGGAAGTAGTCGGCCGGCAGCGAGTCCACGATCGCGCGCCACTCGTCGGCCTGCGCTTCAGTCAAGTGCGGCGGCGGCGCAATGCGGCTGCCCGACACCGGGACCACGGACAGCAGATCGCCCGTTGATTTACGGCCCCGTTTCGTCGTCATGCGTCCATCGCGCGCCCGCGCGCACGTCCAATCGACCCCGGAAGGTCGCGATTTGTGGTTCAAAGTGGTCGGGATTGGTGCGGCGCACCATCAACCTAGACTTTTCGCCCGCCCCTCCCCAACGGCATAGGCCTTGCCTATCGCCCGACAGGCCAGCCGTCCAGCCCGATCGCATCCCGAAGGGGACGGCCTCGCTCATCGGCCGTCTTCGCTTCGTGGCACGGCCTGCAGATCGCCTGCAGGTTGTCGTCGTCATCCGTGCCGCCGCGCGCCTTGTTGACGATGTGGTCCACCTCGGCGGCGAACGTCATCCGCCCTGCTGCCTTGCACAACTGGCACAGCCCACCGTCGCGGGCGAGGATGCGGCGCGCGGTATTGCGCCACTGCCAACCGTAGCCGCGTTCGGCCGCGGTGCCTTGCTTATCCCAGCCCACAAATAGCTTCGGAGACGGCGGCGCCCGCAAACCTGCGAGCACCGGCCTGTCTCCGATGGCGCGGACTGTGCCCGATCTGCCGCACGGCTGTCAAGCCCCGCGCGCCACCAGCATCTGCCTGGCGATGTGGATCGTGTCCATGAGCTGCCGCATCGACAGGCCCAAGTCCTGCGCCGCGCGCTTGGGATTGCGGTCGACGACGTAGCACCAGGCCAGGGCTAGGCGATGCAGCTGAGGGAGGGCAGCCACCAGCCTCTGCATAGCCAGCGCGTCCGTGCTGTCGACAGTGACGCCGGCTTCGACGTGCTGCCGCCAGTGCTGAGGCGGCCGGTAAAGCCGGAACATAGGCGAGCACGCCAGCGCAGCACCTCGCCCTCCGCGTGCCCAGCGCGCCCAGTTGTGCAGCCTCTCGTCAACAGCCTGGTGCTGCGGGTGCACGGCCGAGAAGTCCACGTAGTCACGCACGACCATCGTGCAACTCCTGGACGGTGACGCGCACGCACGGCGTCTCGCCGTAGACCTTGACGACGCGAGCGTCCACTGCCTGCACGTCGTCGACCCACACGACCCCGTTGATGCCGTCGCACACGGCTTTAAGCACGTTGTCACCGTCCGGCTTCTTCGTAGGGCGCAGCCGGCCCTCCAGCGCGTCCGCGCGGTGCTTCTTGGCCATGCTCTTGGGCATGCCGTGCACGCACTCGACCACGACCTGGCAGGCCGCCTTGGTGGGCGCACGCCCGGCCATCGCCTGCTGAGCAGCCATTGCCACGAGCCCCTCGTAGGCCGCGGTCTTGGCGGGAGTGAACATCCGCGCATGCCCGCCGACGCGACCGACCCGTGGCCGGCCCTTGCCCTGCGGCTCGCCGGGGATGGTGAACGCCACCAGCATCACGGCCCCCAGACCGCAGCGGCCTGGCTGCTCACACGGTCAGCGATGGCGTCCGCGATCCGCCCAGCCCAGGCCTTGACGTCGCGGTGCAGCGCCTCCTGCTGGGCCCTGTCGGGCCCGGCGATGCGGCGCAGCGCCTCGGCGTAGTCGCCGCGGAACTTACGCGCCAGCATGGACGCCCAGTAGCCCGGGCTATTCGACAGCGCGCGCGCTTGGCACTCGCGGCAGTCGGAGTGGTAGGCGCCGGACAGTGGGTCGGCCAGCGCCGCGGCGCAGCTAGGGCAGTCGGCAGACAAGAGGTCGGGGGTCATGCTGCAGCCTCCTCTGCGGTCGCGGCCTGCTCGGCGCGCACGAACCCGTGCGCCGAGGCGTCGACCAGCCGCAGGTCGTGCATCCGCTGCACCTGGTCGCGCTGAGCCGTCGACCACTTGCCGCCCTGGTGCCCGTTGACGCGCGCCAAGATGTTGCGCAGCACGCACTGCGCCGGCGTGAGCCGCTGCGGGTTCGCGCGCTGCTGCGCGGCTTCGATGCGCTGGCGCACCTCGTCGCCCATCTCGCATTCGCCGCGCGGCGGCGGCAGCGCCAAGTGCGCGGTGCTGGCCGGGCGGCTGGCGGCCAACGCGCGGAACTGCATCGCGCTGGGCGGGAACTCGGGCGGCAGATGCGCGAGCGCGTAGCTGATCCCCTCGGGCGAGATACCGTCGAGCACGTCGGACCAGTCGGCGCGGACCAGCTGCGGGTCCACCCCGGCCCACAGGGACGTCCAGCGGCTGCCGTAGCGCACCAGCAGCCTCTGGTGCAGGCGGTCAACCCAGCGCAGGTCGAGCGGCATTGATGGCCTCCAGGTCGATGATCTCGGCGGTGCCGCGGCGCTCGGCCGGCGGCGGTGACGGGCGGTCGAGTCCCAGGTGGCGCGCCCACTTCGCGCCCTCGGCGACGCGGGCCGATAGCCGGCCGCCGGCAGCGGCCGCGGCGCCATCGGAGTGCAGCCAGTCGGCCCGGAAGCCGGCCCAGCCGCTGCCGGCGGCGATGCGCACGGCCTCAGCCGGGGCGATGCGGGCCT